ATAACTGAGAGTAATTCAGTAGTATTGTATAACTCCGTAGAGGGGGAGAGAATAGAAAGGACACAATTCACACCAAAAGTTAATTCCATACCAATTTTCGGAAAAGTTTTTAATCCTGATTCAGTTGGTTTGAATTCAGTAACTGGTCAGTTTTCAATTGATAATCATTTCTTTAGAGAAAATGAAGAATTAGTATATAAACCTAATAGTTCATTTGTTGGTGTAGGGTCAACACCAATGCAATTTAAAAATGGTTCCATAATTAATGAATTACCAACGACAGTTTTTGCAAAGAATGTTACAAAGGATTCGTTCTTTATATCAACTACAAGAGCAGGAACTGCTGTCACATTTGTAAGTTTAGGTGAGGGTAATATTCATGAATTTAGTATGGCCAAAGCAAATGAAAAACTTTTAATTTCACTTGATGAGGTGGGTCAATATCCTTTAATAAGAAGTAATATTACTCATACTCTAAGTAATAATTTATCAGGTTCTGTCGGTTTAACAACCACTATACTTCATTTAAGTGGAATATCAACACTAACATCAAGTGATTTATTAAAAATAGATGATGAGTTTGTAGAAATTACAAATGTTGGATTTGCAACAACTGGTGGAGGTCCTGTTGGATCTTCAGGAACATTCAACTCAGTTGAAGTTAAAAGAGCTTTTGTTGGAAGTGCAGCAGCCACACACTCTGATGGAACAACAGTTACTGTGTTTAGAGGATCTTATAATATTAATGGAAAAGATTTATTCTTTACTAACCCTCCAAGAGGTGATCTTTCTAATTCAAAAACTATAAATGATTTATTGAAACCAACAACTAAATTCTCTGGAAGAGTTTACTTGAGAAATGATTATAGTACAAATACGATTTATGATGATGTATCTGATCAATTTACAGGAATAAAATCTGATTTTAAATTAACAGTTGGTGGAGCTAATACTATTGGAATAGGAAGCACAGGTGGTAGCGGAATACTATTTGTAAATGGAGTATTCCAATCACCATCAACATTTTTCAACCCCAATAAGAATTTTAAAATAATAGAAAGTGGTAGTGGTGCCACTGGTGTAACAACTGTCATATTTACAGGAATAACATCTAGTGATGGATCTGTATTCACATCAAATAATATTAATACTAATGAACTACCTAGAGGTGGTATTCCTGTTTCAATTGGAAACACAATTAATGGATTGGGTTATGCTCCTCTAGTTGGTGCAAATGTTAAAGCACTCACTAATTCTTCAGGAGCAATAACAAGTATCGTTGGTACATCTTATAGTGGAAGTAATTTGGGAGTTCAGACTGCGACTTATGATAATGTGACTGGTATCATGACAATTAGAACTGTCAACGAACATAAGTTTATACATTCAAATGATTTTGCAATACTTCAGGGTTTTGTATTTTCACCTAGTCTTACTCTAAAAAGTAATGAGTATGAAATAGTTTCAATAGCATCAACAAATATTTTCAGTGTAAGAGTCGGTGCACAACCAACATCATTCGATTATCAAGGTTCAGGAAAAGTATATCCATTCTTCCCAAGATTAACTGTAGGGTCTGGATATAATGATATAGTATCAATTGGAGTAACAGTAATAGATCCTGGATATGAGCATCGATTTATATCTGCAAAAACAAATTCTATTTCAGGTAGTTTAACACCTATAGATGCTTCTTACAATCCAGTTTCAGGAGTATTACAATTGACAGTTCCTAATCATGGATTGACTAATTCTAGTAATGTTACAATTGAAACTGGTGGTATATCATTCTCTTGTTCAAAAGATAATTTCCAAACTGTACACCCATATCCAAGATCTACAGATCCAGTAGCTGGTGTTAGCACAGCAGTCACAAAATTAACTGATGATATATTCAGTGTATATGTTGGAGTTAATGTTGGTAGTGGTGCTAGTATAAGTGCTTCAGTAGGTGTCGGTGGAACGTTAGCATTTTCAATTGTATCTGCAGGAACAAGTTATAAAGATCCTAAAGTGATCGTTTCAGAACCATCGTATTCTAATTTGTCTGTTTCTGGTATTTCAAGAATCGGAGTTGGAGCGACAACAGATACTGGAACTGGATTTAAAGTGAATGCCATTACAAAACCTTCTGTAGGCATTGGATCAACTTTATTTGAAATATCAGAATATGAGATTGTTAGTAAAGGATTTGCATTTAAAACAGGTGACGTTGTAGAAGCTGTTGGATTAGTAACTGCGAAAGGAGTGGGTCAACTTGTCGAAAGATCTAGATTAACTGTAGACAAAATATTTAATGATTCATTTGCATTATGGCAATTTGGTGATTTTGATTATATTGATTCTATTAAAGATCTTCAAGACGGTTCTCGAACTGACTTCTCAATAATTTTAAATAATCAACTTATAAGTTTTGAAAGAGATGGAAATACTCTCAATGAAAATGTTAAACTTGAAAATTTATTCTTAGTTGTTGTAAACGGAGTTATTCAAGATCCATCAATATCATATTCTATAATTGGTGGAAATATAATTAGTTTTACTGAGGCACCTATTCCAGAAGATGATATATCAATATTATTCTATAAAGGAACAACAAATGATGATTCCATAGTTAGAGATAAAGAAAAAACAACTATAGAAATAGGTGATAACGTTAAATTATCTAGATTAAATGATGTAAAAGAACAAGATGAAAGAACAGTATTCAATTTAAATACTTCACAAAAATTAGAAACTAACGCATATCAGGATGTTGGTATAAGTTCTGTTATATCAAGACCAATTAGTTTGATAAAACAGAAAGAGGATAAGATAATTAATAAAACAGTTATTTCTAAAAAAAGACAGAGTATTGAACCAAGAATTACACCAACTGCAAAAATAATTGGTGATGTTACAACAACTGATACCACTTTATTTGTTGATAGCATGGATTTATTTAATTATGAATCAGGTACGACATCCTTAAATTTATCAATTTCAAAGAAAGATCAGTTTAATTTTGTAAATGCAGAAGCAACCTCTAATGTTTCTTCTGGTTCTGTAATAGGATTTAACACTTCTAACATTGGTTCTGGATATGCAACTGCTCCTGTTGTTAAATTATCAGCACCACCAGAAATTGGAGTTGGAGTAGGAACCACTGCAACAGCTACTGCAACTATTGGTGCAGGTGGCACTATCACTAAAATATCAGTTAACAATCCTGGTTTAGGATATACCATAGCACCTCAAGTTTTAATATCAAGTCCAGTTACTTATTCCGATACATTTGAAAATCTTACAACACCTACACCTGGTGGTAGTTTATCAATTCAAAATAATACAGGATCTATAACAGGAATTGGAACAACCATATTATCATCTAAATTAGGAATTAAATTTACTATCAAACGTGATCCTTCTTTATCTGATTTTAATCCAATATCAGTTGGAAGACCAATTTATGTTTTTGATACTCGTGTTGGATCTGGAGTCATAGGAATAGATACTCATGGTAATAATACCAACTCTGTCGGTATAGGAACTTCTTTTGCTGATAGTATTTACAGTATAGCTGCTTTCCAAGATTTAACAGGTGGTGTTGGAGTAATTACTTGTCTTATAAAGTCGGATACTAATGTATCTGGTTTGGTTTCAAGTGGATCCGATGTTGGAAAGTATTCTATTGGTAGAATAAGTGGTTTCTCTAGAGGATCAAACCCAGTATCAATTGGAGTAACTGGATTCACCATTGGTCTAATAGAATCCGTTGGAATAACAACATATCCAACTTTGAGGAGAACTGGTGGTCCAAAATCATTTGAAAATACTGGGTCTATAA